TAGATAAGCCGCTGATTGCATGAATAACATCTGTGCTTCGTTGATAACTCTGATGTGTGGTAGTGCCATACGCACCGGTGACTCACCCCAAATATCTCCCACGGTTTTACCAAATCTAAATACAGTAAACATCTGTACCGGCATTTTCTTTTCTTCTAATATGTCTCCATCCTCGCTTAATTGTACCACATAACTGTAGTCTTTTGCGTTGGGTTTACGGAAACAACTCTCTAAAATTTTGTGTGTTTTGTAAGGATCTTTTTGACAGGTATCTCGCATAGAATCTGATAATTTAGATCCGTATGTTTCTAATAGATAGTGTCCTGGTAGAGCATGATCTCTAAACACAGTGTCCACTTCGTTCTTGTGATTGTCTAGGAAATATAATTGATATGATGGTATAGCAGTAAAGTTTATGGCTCTGTCTTCGTAGGTACCAATACAACCCACACCAGATATGATTGCATCTGTCAATGCTTCTGATGATGCCACATAAAAATTGCTGTCTTTTAATGTTTTGAATACTGTTCTGTTGGCTCTGTCCAACTGTGATTTGATTTCATATGCCACTCGATCTTTTAAATCTTCACGCACTCCTAGTGTGGCCCATTGTTGGTTTTGTGGTATCAATAGATTTAAGATAGTAGAGACTAAATTTTGTACACCTTCCGGTGCTGTAGAATCAAATATTTTTGTTCTATCAGATGTGTTTGCATCTTGTCTGTAGATATCTCTGTTGGGTCTGGTGTAAAGATATGCTTCAGAAATCTCTGACTCATGTTTGTTTCGTTCAGCCTTGGCTAGACGATATGCTTTTGCGATGTAGTCTTTCATTATCCAATCTTGTATAAAGATTGATACTCGGATTGGCCACCTGTTCCTAATTGACTTTCCTCTAACGTGCCAAATAGTCCACCCATTCTTGAAGTTATCAAACTTTTACTGCCTGCTCTTCTTCGTTGTTCTGCTAGTGATGCTTTTCTTCTTTCCATCTCTGCTTTTTGTGTTGCTTCAGTTTCTGATTGCTCTTGCAATCTTTTCTGAATTGCGTACTGCTCTTCGGCTGACGGCATTTCAGGTGCTTTTGGAAATATGCCTCCCATTAGTATCCACCTCCTAATAATCTTAATAGGTTTTGTGCTACCTGTTGAGTGGGTTGTAATAAATTCTTTCTTTCACCCAACGTGTCTGGTTCAGGAGTAACTCCTAATCTACCGCTTGGTGTAATCAATACACCTCTGCCTCCAGCGGTTCTTTCCAACGCTCTACCTGTAGTTCTGTAGGTAGTTGGTGGTGGTGGTGGTGCTGGTGGTGGTGGTGGTGGGGGTGGTGGTGGGGGTGATCCTCCTCCTCCGCAATGTGCAATCGGCCCTGTGTATTCATATGATTCTTCTTCAATCATATTCATATCTTTGTCAAAAACCATTTTGGAATAAATTTTCATTTGTTCTCCTGTTTCCTCTTTCGCGTGTGCGTGTGTTTATTATACAACAACCTTTCGCGTGTGCGTGATTATTATATAAATAATCTTGTCAGTCAAATTATTTATCAGAATGTTGGCTAATTGATCTTAAATCGGCCACCAGCGTTCTGTAATGGGTTAAACACCTTCGCTACCTTTGTGACATCCACAGCGATGTTTGGAAGATTGCTTATGGCTTCTGCGGTAGCATCTATGCAGTCATCGTGTTTGTTCCTTGGAAATTGATGCAATTCATCCAGCAGTAGACTTTGATCTCTTACTCGCTCATGCACAAATAATCTTTGCACTTTGATCAATGGTTCCATTATCTGTGCGATAAAGACCATTTTGTTTTTGCTTCTAAATTTAGGAATCACCTGTACCATTATCTTCATATCACGAGCCACTCTACGCAATTCATTAGCCAAAGTTGCAGAAAAGTTTTCTTCCACAAACACGTGTGATATCTTGTGCTTCGCACAGGTTTGAATGATCTCCCTGCACTGTATGGTAAAATCTTTGGTGGCTTGATCTACTGCGGATAATGTAACCACATCATGTACGAAAGTGTTGCCGTCGTTGTCTCGAGCACACACACTCAACACAGAAGCATCTCTGCCTGAAAGACCAGTTGCCGCGTCCCAAGCCGCACACACTCGCGTGATCTGATGTCGGCCTAACTTACAGGTTGTGATAAAGTTGCCCCACGGTTGTGCTAGACTGCCCCATTCTAATTCGTCTGTGTAATATTTTATATTTTCTAATTGTACCAAAGGTTGATATATGGTCTGCGGCACCAACATATATTGACTCATATAATCTCCTTCTGTGGTTTCTAATCGCTGTCGCTCTAACCATTCATAAGTCATCATGCCTTCTGGGTGATCGGGCCAAGCCAAATATTCTTCATCTATTTCTGTAGAATCTTCCTGTCGTACTCTGCGTGTCCTAATGGCTGGTATTTTCTTTATGGTGTAACCTTTGTCCACTAGGTGATCATAGATTGAATCATCCGTGTGCGGTGTGCCGATCATAAAAATATTTTTTGCAATTTTACCAAACTCTGCCACTCGCTCTTTAATCCTTGCCCGCGAGTCTGCAGAAATAACGTTGTCAGATGTTTCTACGTCATCAGCCAATATGGTAGTTGCGTGTAATCCTGTGTAAGAAGCACCCAGTGATGATATGGTAACAGATGGGTTCAGTTGCATGATGGGTCTTTCCACTGTGAAAGTTTCTGTCTTCCAGGTATAGAGATCTGATTTAAGATGTTGCAGTAGCGGATGTGTTTCGATCGTGTGCCTAATGAATTGTGAATTCCTTAATGCTAGATTCCGTTTGGCTGATATGATGATACAGGTCCAGTTAGGATCAGTCAGCAGTTTCCAACAAACATAGGCACCCACGATATAACTTTTGCCTCCGTTACGAAACACCTGCATGATTCGTCTTGGATCGTCATCTGTTGATTCAATCCAGTCAGCGATCTCGCGATGAAACTCTGGTGTTTTGTACCCTGCAATAATGTTTAGCGTATCTAAAAACACCTTGAAAGGTATTTTAGACATTGATTAATCGCTGGCTATTCTTTTCTGTGCAAGTTCTAACAGTTTGGCCGCTTCGGTTTTTTCTTCCATTGTGTTAGATCCTGTTGGATGGATGGCCCCTGATTTAGATTGTGCTAATGCTTTTAACATCATCAGTTTATTTCTTTTAGCATTATCTAAAAAGGTTGTTTTCTTGATATAATCTTTGTCATCATTGCTGGGATATACAGCAGTGAATAATTCATGTGCTTCATCTAATTCTTTATCCCAGTACTGATCTGCAAAGTTTTTTAATATTGCTAACCATTCAGCATCAACTCTATTTTTTGCCATCGTCAGTGCTTTCTGGTTTAGGTAGTTGAGCAATTATTTTATTGAATAATTCTCCTACTGGTTGCATATCACCTGCGGTGAATAATCCTCTTTGTGATGCTACATTAATTATGTTTGCTATGATGCTTAACTCTTTATCTGTGAATTGTTTCATTTGTTTTCCTTTTGTTTTCTGTTGTTTTAAGTGCTGTGAAACCTAGTAACATATGGCCTATGGGAGAGTTCCACAGCGTAGATATTTATTGCTTTTGTTTGTGTAAGGGTGCTGTATTGATTTGTGTAATGCCAGAAAGTGATACAGCACCAAATCTATTTAGTCGATGCTCTCATCTGCCATAACACCAGAGAGAGCATCGCTACTAGGTTAAAGGGAGTTGGAACTTAACCTAATTCTTTAATGCTTTTACAAACAGGTCTTCGTAATTATTATCTGTAACGAATGCATCATCTGCTTGTTGAATCATTTCTATTTTGAAATGATCTGCTGTAACTTTGTGTACATCTACAGTATTGGTATTGTACAATTTACTAGCCACAGTTACACTACGATTAAAATTATCAATCTGTATTTTAGAAAATCTTGCTTTGACATTACCATAGTAGGTATGCATTTGAATATTGAATTGTGCCCACAGGCATCTAACACTGGGATTGTGCGGATGTCTGCCTCGAGCCCATTTCAACGATTCTCCTAACTCTTGATTGTACATTTTCCAATCTCTATCATCACTGAAGCCAGCACCTCTTTCAGAAAATGTACCAATAGTTTTTGATATGTGTCCTGCCAGTGCTTCTCGATCTTCGTGTGTTTGATCGTAGTATTGTGTTGTGCCTATGTTTAATAATTGTCTGTATTTGAATTGTTTCATTATTTTAACCTCTTCTTAAATAAATTTCCTACCACATCATATTTTAAGAATTCATATACCTTGCCCACTTTGGGTGCTATCATCACTGAAGTTGCCGGGCTGAATTCACAACAGCCATTGGCTCGTGCCCACGACTCTGCTCGTTTTATCAATCGC